AAAAGTGGATTTTGTGATTCCAGTAGCCTTTGCCACGTCAGAATCTTTCATCCCTTTGGAATCTCTTAACTTGCAATAAATTTCATACATAATACACCTCTAAATAATAAATTCTGAAATCAGTACAAAAAGTTATTGACAAGTTCTGAAATCCGCACTATAATAAAGCTACAAAGTTCGGAAATCAAAACAGAATTAAGTTTTAATTCATTTGTCAATGTATCTGGTAAATATATTGTATCTGATTTCCGAACTAAAATCAATAGAAAGTTCGGAAATGAGGTGATTATTTTTATGTATGAAAGATATGTAGAACTTCGAAATCAAAAAGGTGTATCTGACTATAGGGTAGCAAAAGATACAGGGATTCCGAAGTCTACTTTTTCTGATTGGAAATCAGGAAGGAGTAAACCGAAGATAGCAAAGCTTAAAATTTTGGCTGGATATTTCGATGTGGCTGTAGATGAATTAATTTCAGCAACAGATGAAACAGGTTCAAAAGAAAGGAGGGAGTAAATGAAGAGTGAAGATGAACGCAAGTGGTTTGATTTTCATGGAATCCAACCGGAACTGGCAGAGCTGTATCGTTATTTTGATAGAACGGTCTTGTGCTATCGGATAATTATTGCAGTGTTACTTGGAATCATAGCGACACTACTACTTAAGTAAAGAGTTCGTAATTAAAGAAGCGATAACAGCGGCGACAATAGAAATAATTAATTGCCAGACCTTAGTATCGTAAAATTGTTTCCGTTTCCATGTACGGTAACGCCGGTAATTGTCAGTAAGGTAATAGACACAAGGTTGCGGATGTTCATTCTTTAATGTGTCTGTAAATTCGTAAGGGGAATAGATGAACTTGTATACATGACTTAGATTATAACAATCTTGTCCAATGAATTTAACAGAAACAGGGTGAATAAAACGCATTGTAAAGAGTTTGGCACGTTCTCGAAAAATAAGTGTGATTTTTGAATAATCCATATTTATTTCCTTTCATCATTTGATAGGAAAATTATACCAAAGAACCGCAACAAGTACAAACCATTCCACATAACCTATAAAGAGGTGATGCAGTTTGAAACATATATTTATTTTAAGACTTATACGAAAAGAAGATGGAAGTCTTATTTCTGAAAGAGATATGGATACTATGGCGGAAAAAGATAAGGATGAAGCCGTGAATGAGTTAAACGGGAATTCTGTTGGATATTTAGGATACCAGAAGTAGAAAACCGCTTAGGCGGTAGAAGGGAGGACAAGCATGAAAAGAAGAGGACCAAGAACAAAATGGCAGAGAATCATCAGAGAAACGGTGTTAGAGATCCTGATCGGCGCCGCAATCGGACTTGCATTTGATGCAATGTTATTTATCTGGTTGCTTGTAAGGTGAAGGAGGTGAGAAAAAATGCATGAGATACCCAAGATACTGACAGAGAAAGAATTTGCCAAGCGACTGCAGCTGGCCAAAGAAACTCTGAACGAATATAACTGTAAAAATGACATCGAAAAAGGCTTGATCGTAATGTCCGGATGGGTAAGTGCTGATGGCCAACTGGTATATACACCGGCACAGCTTAAAAGATTGTTCGATCTGGTTTACATAGGAGGTGATACCGATGGGACAGAGAATGTGGCAGACACCATTTGCTAAGCAGGAGTGCAGGAACTGCGCCTACATGAGAGATTTGGGCGATGGAGAGTGCATATGCGGGAAAGACCCATCCATAACGGTCATGGAAGAGTACCAGGAATCAGAAGACTACAGATCCTGTGGATGCCCGGAATGGAGATGGGGATAGTGATACAAGTGAATAAAAAAATAAGGCACATCATTATGCGGATGATGTACCTCAAGACTTCTTCGCCTACCGAAAATATAAGTCAAAATCATAATACCATCGGCGGGCGGAAAAGTCAAGAAATACGGGCATTTTCGTCCGTTTTCATCACTTGTTAAGAATATTAAAGATAGGACATACAGGTGGATGAAAAAGAGATATAAAAGACTGATATATACGTTTGAACATTCGGTAGAGGTATATGAATACCTGGATGGGAAGTATGGAGCACCGGGAACGAAAAGAGGGAAGAAGAGAAAAGCCACATTGGAAGAGATTCGATTCCGGAATCAGTGGAATAGAGAAAGAAAAGCAAGGCATAAGCTGAAGACGTGGTTCCATGAGAATGATTACCTGGTATTGTTCACATACAAAAAGAATAAGCGTCCACCTGATATGGAGACTGCAAAAAAGCATCTGGCGCAAGCCATGAGGAAGGTGAGAGAAAAGTATAAAAAAGCAGGAAAAAAAATGAGGTGGATGGCAAATATCGAAGTAGGTACAAAAGGAGCCTGGCATGTACATATAGTTATAAATCGGATACCGGATGCGGACATCATCATTAAGGATGCCTGGGAGCATGGAGCAGTAACCTTCAAGCACCTGTATGAGGCAGGAGATTTCAGAGATCTGGCCGGATACATCACGAAAACACCAGAAACATGTGAACGCTATGGAGAACACTTGAGAGAGACAAGCTATCATGCGTCCCGCAATATGCCTCTGAAGGAACCGGAAGAAGAACGCTTTGTGCAATGGAGAGAGATCAAGGACAGGAAAGGCTACTACTTAGATAAAAATACATACTACGAAGGAACAAATAAATTCACCGGGTACAAATACCGGTATTACACCATGATTAAGTTGGATAGGAGGATTTAAAATGCTGATTTTAGATAGAGCAAGCGAAAACAAACTGGAAGAGCTGGTATTAGTATCTCAAAAACTCAATGGAGTATTGAGAGAAATCTACCCGGGAGTACATAAGATTGAACCGGATCGCGCCGCTCTACTGTGGTGTGCAATCGATGATGAAATTGAAAAAAGACAGAAGCAGATCGACAAGATTCTTGCGACGGAGAGCGGAGCAGAACAGATTGTACTGCGGAGGGCCTGCAGAGAGCTGAAGAAAGAATACGATCAGTACAACCAGCTCATGGAAGAAATCTATGACGAAGAACTACTTCCGGCCACTATTCCGGAACTGCTGATCAGCTCTGTACAGAGGGCAACACTGGAGATGCAGGAAATCAATAAGAATATGCAGCATACGAAAGAGGCAATGAAACCATATGTTTAGAGTAGATATTTACATAGTCACAAAATGCAGTTCCAACAGTAAAACACTGGGAAAATATGGATTCGTATGCACCTGTGCTAAGAAGTCCGGAGAGATTGGAAAAATTCAAGATACCGGTCAGATAAAAGGCACACGACACGAAACAGAAGTAAAGGCGATCACAGAAGCATTGAGCCGACTGAACCAGTCCTGCGAGGTCCATATTCACTGTGAGGATACGTTCGTGGTCAACATGATCGATTATCACATACATGAGTGGGCCGGAAATGACTTCCGGAAAACCAATGGAACACCGATCGCCAACGCAGAAGGCTGGCAGAAGCTCTGGAAGAAGATGCAGGGGCATCTGATTCGAATGGAAAAGGGACGACATGCATACAGCGACGAAATTAGAAAAATAATGGAGGATACATAGATGTTTGATAAATTTGGAGAATTTGACTCTGCTGAGGAAATCAACAGGGCGGCAGCAGCACAGTTAAAAGAAGGAGATCTGGACGCTATCAAGACAATAGCAGAAGAAAATGGCTTAGATCCGGAGGACGCAGAGGATTTTTGCACCGGTGCAATAGATTCTCTGACTACTCCATTACTGGCAGCGATCGGGAAATTGGAAATGGAATCGAAAGATTTAGGACTCAAAAACATGATGGAAGACTGGAAAAACTTCCTGATCCAGATGTGTGAAGAAAGTGACCAGATGGCGCAAGCCGTACGTAAGAAAGGAAAAAGTCTTGAAAAATGTATGGCACAGATATTAAAAGTATCGTTTGAAACGAAAACGCAACTGGATGATAGAATCGTACGGGCAGCAGGCTTAAAACCACCTATCTATCTTGGAATTCCTGGAAAAGCACAGATTAGAAAAATTGCAGAAAAATATTATAAGGGTGAAGAAAAATGAGAACATACAAAGGATTCACGGAAGATCTGAAAGCAACCTACGGGAACGGAATCTTCCAATACGAGCCTGGAAAAACATACAGGGAAGAGAAAAGTAAAACCAGAAGTACAGGCTTCCATGCTGCAGAATATCTCCCAGACTGCATGATGTGGTACGGGCTGAACGATAAAAGCCGGTTCTTCTTGTGCGAATCAGGAGGAAGTATCGATGAAGAGGACGGCTGCTCCATGGTAGTATCCACGGAATTGACGCTGATCAAAGAACTGGATCTGCTGGATATCGCCGGCCACACCATGATGTACATGGTCGAGCACCCGCAAAGAAAATGGATCAGTATGGTGGGTGG